ACGAGGCGACACGATGTGACGTATCTTGAGCGCATCGATGGCGTGTCGGATGCGCTGTACATGCGCTGCCCATACCGCGTTCCCGCACAATTCCGATTCCAGTTTTTCATCGTAATTCATCTCGATGAATGCGAATCGATCCAGGCTGGCAGCGTCTAATTGTGTGCGTCCTACGTATTGGCGATCCGCGCCGTTCCCGTAGGTGTTCGCCGCTGCGATCACCACGAAGTCCGGGTGACGCTCGACCATGCCGCATGGGAACGATGCGATCCCGTTGGCCATGTGCCCATTGAATGCGAGTACCGCAGCGGGTGACGACCCGTCGATTTCATCGAACAGATAAACGCCGCCATGTTTAAACGCTTTATAGAACTCGGTTTCAACGTAGTTGCCGTTGGGGTCGATGAATCCTTCCAGCTCGTGCTTCATTACCAAAGCGCCGGTCGAGTAGAACGGTAGTTCTAATGCTTCGGCCACCTGATGGGCAATGGTGGTCTTACCACTACCGGCAGGCCCGACTAGGTATACGCTCTCACGTTGTGCAGCGTACATGAGCACGTCCTCGAACACTTGGTGCCTATGCTCATTGGGCAATGGCCTAGCGTCGGTGTCGGTACGAATCACAATCTCTCGTGGCGGTCGGTCGAATTCATCGAGCACGACACGTCGCGCCTCTTCTCTCACCATGCGCTGCAATTGCGCTTCGCTCAGTGCGTGTTTGATGGCGTCCGTGATGGCGTCACCGACATTGGCCCCAGCGTCAGGGCCAATCAGCCATAGGCTGACCAGCTCACGCTCCGACGTGTTCGGTGCCTTGCCATAAGCTATGGCGAGTCGCTTGAGCGCATGGCGATGTGTCGCATTCAACGACGTGCTCTCGTTTACACCTTCGAGCGCCTTGGTTATTTTTTCCAGCGTAGCTGGATCGATTTTGTTAGTATGGTGTTGCATATTTATCCTTAGTTGCGATGTTTAAACGGTGAGTGATCCAACGGTATTGCATACCGGACAGGTCGAACTTGAATGGATACGGTCACCCCATTTGGCGCTGACCCTTGCGGTGAAACCGCATGACGTGCAGGCAAGTTTGAGTAACCGTGTGCCTTGTTTGCGTCGGTTACGTGGATCGATGGCAGCATGTGGGTACGGTCCAAGTGATTCGACACACTCTTCCAGAGTGCGCTTGAGAGCAGGACCAGCAGTCGTAGCGGTCATTGGTCCGGTCAAGCCTACGGCTCTAGCGATTCGGGCAAACTCACCCCGATGGCCACAGGCTATGCCTGCATAGACATGGATCATCTCATGCACGGTCACTTCGGCAACGTGCAGCGGATCATCTAATATGGGGTTGACACATACTTCGTATGTCCCATCGGCACTGATCGAAGGATCAAATGCCTGACCGAGCACGACACGTCCGGTACGGCTACCTCGGTAGCCCAGCGGGAATCCGCAAGTGATACGGTACTTGCGAGTGTCCCATTGTTCCGGCTCGATTCCGGCATCGGTGAACACGTCACCTTGCAGCAGAACCACTAGGGCATTGAGGTAAGTTTCTCTATCAACGTAGTTGGTCATGTTTTGCGTTCCAGTTGTTGCGATTGGCCTAAACAATACGGACGTTTAAACTGGGTGTCAACTGTTGTTACGAACATAACGTTGGTGGTACGTTATGCAACTACGTTGCAATTAATGAGTTTAAACAGTGCCAAAGGTCGTCGATATCCCCAGTGCTCGTGATGGTTTGACCGTCAAGCAGCGCCTGTTCGCGCGGTATGTAGCGCATGGACTCTCTAAGAGAGAGGCAGCCGAGAAAGCCGGATATAAGCCAGGCGGTAATGCTTCGGATGTGGGTTATAAGTTGGCAAAATTACCGAAGGTACAGGCCGAGATTTCGCGGGTAAGTGCGGAGAATGAGCGTGAAGAACGCGTATCTCTAGCGCAACACGTGGCACGCATGGAAGAGTTGAGCAAACAAGCACAAGACGCTGGTCAATTCAGCGCCGCAATACAGGCCGCGCATTATGCAGGCAGGGTATCGCGCCTATACGTGGAGCAGTCACACGTAGTGAGCGAGAGCGTGGACGATCCTCACGACGTGCTGGAGCGTTTAAACGCGTTAGTGGGTACGAATGAGCCTCCGCGCGCATAATGCGGGCAGGTGTCACGCGCACCCCCACCCCCGCGCACGCGCCCGCGCGACCGCCGATCCCTTTATATATGATTTTTGACAAACGACTACCCCCATATTTGATTTGCATTCCTTAATGGCTATTGACACACCCCCCACCCCTACATATTCAGATAACGTTTTGGGTCCCATACTGGACGACGGTAATATGTCAATACGTATTTTCCGTAAAAAGGGGTTGTGGTCTGCTTCTTTTAGTTTGCGTGGTCAGCTTATTGGTATACAGACCGTAACAACGTGGGAACAATGTATGAAAATTGTAAATGACTTTGTTGAGGAATACGTTCTGGCAAAGGAGGCGCAATAAACGGAGAGGTATTGCATCCTCCCCTGCGAGAACGAGAACGTACTGGGTTCCTTTTCCTTGGAGAAGGGTCAGGTTCTGTAGAAAAAGGATACGTCCTTTATATGTTTTAAATGGGATACAACCCCTATGTCAATACAAAATGAATTTATAAAATTAAAAAAGGAATTGACGCCTGAACGGTTAGATAGTTTGTCTTCTAAAGAAAGATCAGAGGTAGCGTCGCTATTGTCTACACTGGAGGATGCTATCCGTAGGGAGAAAGCAGAAGAATCGTTCTTAGAGTTTTCAGGATCGGTGTGGCCTGCGTTTATAGAGGGGGCACACCATAGGAAAATGGCAAAAGCATTTGAAAGAGTCGCTACCGGCGAATTAAAACGGCTGATGATTAATATGCCGCCTCGTATGGGTAAGTCTCAGTTGACCTCATGGTTGTTGCCTGCATGGATTATGGGGCGTGCTCCTGATAAGAAGATCATCATGGCTTCGCATACGGCTGAGTTGGCAATTCGTTTTGGTCGTATGGTACGTAATTTGATTGGTAGTGAGGAATACAAGGTATTGTTTCCTGATGTATCCCTGACTGCGGATTCAAAGGCGGCTGGTCGATTTGATGTATCTGGTGGTGGGGAATACTTCTCGGTGGGTGTCGGCGGTGCTGTGACAGGACGTGGTGCGGATCTTTTAGTGATTGATGACCCACACTCGGAACAGCAAGGGCAGCAGGCTGATCCCAAAGTATTTGACAATACCTATGAATGGTTTACCTCCGGTCCTCGCCAGCGTCTGCAACCTGGTGGAGCTATCATTATTGTGATGACCCGATGGAGCCAGAAGGATCTGTGCGGGCAAATCATGCGGGACTCCATTGTGCGAGAAGGGTCAGATGAATGGGAAGTAATTGAGTTGCCTGCTATTTTACCCTCTGGCCGTAGCCTTTGGCCAGACTATTGGCCTCTCGATGAGTTGGAAAAAATACGCGCAACCCTGCCGGTATCCAAATGGGAAGCCCAGTATCAGCAGCAACCCACCTCTGAAGAAAGCGCAATCATCAAAAGGGAATGGTGGAAAGAATGGGAGCACGGTAATCCACCCTCTGTCTCGTTTATTATTCAATCCTGGGATACCGCGTTCTTGAAGCACGAGCGGGCTGACTATTCGGCTTGTACCACATGGGGCGTCTTCTATGCTGACAATGAAGACGGTATGAGAATGCCACAGATTATTTTATTGGATGCGTTGCAGGAACGTCTGGAGTTTCCAGAGCTGAAGATTCGCGCCCAGGAAATGTATATGCAGTGGCGTCCTGATGCATTCATCGTTGAGGCAAAGGCCGCTGGCGCTCCGTTGATCTTTGAGCTGCGCCGTATAGGTATTCCGGTAACTGAGTACACCCCATCACGTGGCAACGATAAAATATCGAGAGTCAATGCCATCGCAGACTTCTTTGCGTCCGGCGTAGTGTGGGCACCAAAGACACGATGGGCAGAAGAGGTTATTGAACAATTCGCAGCTTTCCCTGTTGGCGATCACGATGACCTAGTAGACTCCTCGACTCAGGCGCTTTTACGCTTCAGGCAAGGCGGGTTCCTTGCACTGGAAGCAGACGAAGATATAGGAACGGAGGTTCCACGAATTGCCAACTACTATTAAGGTGTTTAAACTCATTGCAATCAAGGAGGGCCGATGGCTGTCGATAAAGCAATATCCCCTTTAGAAGTGGCTGACCTACAACAGCGCATAGATTCCATGCCGATAGAAGACGAGTCGCTGGTGATTGGAGTTGAAAACCCAGACGCCATATCTATCGAGACGGAAGACGGCGGTATGCTTATTGATTTCCAGCCAGAACTGGAAGAAGAAATGATTCCGTTCGATGCCAACCTTTCTGAATACATTGATGAACATATTCTGGATGCGATTGGTTCTGAGCTGCAAAGTGCCTATGAGGATGACAAAGCCTCTCGCCGTGATTGGGAAGATGCGTACATAGCTGGACTAGATCAGTTGGGATTGAAGGTTGAGGATCGAACCACACCGTGGCCAGGAGCATGTGGCGTACATCACCCGTTGCTGGCAGAAGCGGTCGTCCGGTTTCAGTCGCAAGCCATCTCAGAAATATTTCCAGCATCCGGCCCTGCACGAACACATATCGTAGGCAAGGTAACGCAAGAAAAAGAAAAGCAGGCCAATCGGGTACAGGATTACATGAACTACCTGATGACCGAGCGCATGACAGAATATCGCAGTGAGACAGAGCGTATGTTGTTCTCATTGCCCTTGGCAGGAAGCGCATTTAAGAAAGTCTATTACGATCCGAATATGGAGCGCCCATGCTCTATGTTTGTTCCCTCAGAGGATATGGTCGTCTTTGACGGAGCTACCGACTTAAATACCACTACCCGTTTAACTCATGTCATGCGTAAGACCAAGAATGAAATACGCAAGATGCAGGTAAGCGGGTTCTATCGGGATGTAGAGATTTCCGATAATGATATTTCGCTGGACGAGGTGCGGGAAAAGTACGGAGATTTAACCGGAGACAAGCCCAAGGTATCAGGCAGTAGCGGTTATCTGAGTGGAGACTCTGTACATACATTGCTGGAAATGCATGTGGAGCTGGACCTCGATGGATTTGAAGATAAGCAAGAGGGAGAAGAGACAGGAATCGCATTGCCGTATGTGGTGACCTTAGACAAAGAAGCGGGCACCATCCTGTCTATCCGAAGAAACTATTACGAAGACGATCCTATTCGTGAGAGACGAACACACTTTGTTCATTACGAGTACCTGCCTGGGCTAGGGTTTTACGGGCTGGGATTGATTCATTTGATTGGTGGTCTGGTGAAATCGGCCACATCGTTACTGCGTCAATTGGTTGATGCAGGCACCTTGGCTAACCTGCCAGGAGGATTGAAAGCACGAGGGATGCGGATAAAAGGAGATGACACTCCTATTATGCCTGGGGAGTTTCGGGACGTGGATGTTCCAGGCGGTACGATCAAAGAGAACATTTCCTTCCTTCCCTATAAAGAACCTTCCGGCACCCTGTTTCAGTTGCTGAATAATATCGTAGAGGAAGGCCGACGCTTCGCGGCGATTACCGACGTAAAGGTATCGGACATGAATAGTCAGGCTCCCGTGGGTACGACACTGGCGCTCATGGAAAAGAACATGAAGGTCATGTCAGCGATTCAAGCCCGACTGCATGCATCGTTGAAAAATGAACTGAAGATCCTGGTGACCATCATCGAAGACTTCGGGCCACCGGCCTATCCGTATGAAACCGAAGACGATGGACGGAATATCGAAGAAGATTTCGATCAGCGCATTGATGTCATTCCGGTATCCAATCCAAACGCGGCCACTATGTCGCAGCGCATTATGCAGTATCAGTCGGCATTACAACTGGCAGCGCAGGCTCCACAGTTGTATGACTTGCCGGTACTGCATCGACAGATGCTGGAAGTTCTAGGAATACGTGATCCCGATAAGATTGTTCCGGTAGAGGATGATATGAAGCCGGAAGATCCGGTGGCTGAGAATATGGATCTGCTGAATACCAAACCTGTTAAAGCGTTTGAATATCAAGATCACGACGCCCATATCCAGACGCACATGGCAATGGTTCAAGATCCGCAGATACAAGCTAAGATGGCACAGTCTCCAACAGCCGCCGCATCACAGGCTGCATTAACGGCGCATGTCACAGAGCACATTGCCTTTAAGTATCGAGCAGAAATCGAGGAAGAGCTGGGCATCGAGCTACCGCCATTAGGCACAGAGCTGCCAGCCGAAATCGAATCTCGATTGTCGGGATTGATTGCACAAGCGGCACAGCAGTTGCTAGGTAAGAGTCAGCAAGAAGCGCAGCAACAGAAGAATCAGGAGATGTCTGAAGATCCTATCTTGCAGATGAAGCGTGAAGAACTGGAGATACAGAAACAGAAAGTACAATCTGCCGCGCAAACGGATCAGGCAAGGCAAGCTGTCGATCAGCAGAAGCTGGAACTGGAAGCGCAAAAGGCGCAGATGCGGGATGATCTACAGCGATTCAAGATTGAAAGTGACGAACGTATTGCCGGAGCGAAGATTGGTGCGGAAGTCGCAGAACGACAAGCGGAGCACGATCAAAAAGATCGACGCCTTAATGCAGACCAGGAAGCCAAAGGCGCAGAGATTGGCCGTAAGATTGCAGACAGTCTATTGAAGAATCCATCGTGAGTGACTTTGTTGACCCACGATTCGTTGATTTGTTAATGTTGCGTTTAAACGAGACGGAAACGAGATTAAAAGAAGTCATCGTGACCGGAGGAATTGATAACTTCAATCAGTATCAGTTGTTAAGAGGACAGATTGAAGGGGTGCAATTTGCAAAGCGTGACATAGAGGAGATTGTCGAAAAGATTTTTGTAGAGGAATGACGCCCGCGAGGGCAGGGGTACACCACTTCCCCTTCTAAGTGGACTGAAGGTTAAACAACATGGCCGAAGTAACAGATATTCGAGAGGACAAGGCGACACAATTGCCGGAACCTACCGGATACCGCATTCTCGTTGGGCTGCCAGAAATCGAAGAAAAGACTGATGGCGGTATTCTAAAAGCAAAAGAAACCATCCAGGTGGAAGAAGTCTCCTCCGTTGTGGGGTTCGTCATCAAGATGGGACCGGATTGCTATAAAGATACAGAGCGTTTCCCGAATGGTCCGTGGTGCAAGGAAGGTGACTTCGTTGTGATGCGGGCGTATAGCGGGACGCGTATTAAGATTCATGGCAAGGAATTTAGGATTATTAACGACGATACAGTAGAGGCCGTGGTGGACGACCCAAGAGGTATATCCCGTGTCTGAAGTAGATAATATATTGCCGGATGAATCCGATGTAATGAAATCGTTGGCAGACGAAGCCGATGATTTAGATATACAAGTTGTCGATGATCGACCCCCAGAAGATCAACGTGCCCCTAGAGCAATCAATCCAAACGATACGTTTGATATTGATGCCGAGATAGAAGGTATCGATGAAGACGCTAAAGAGCATATCAAGCGACTGAAGTACGAGTACCACGAACAGCGACGGGCGAAGGAAGAAGCCACGCGGTTACGTGATGAAGCCGTACAGTATGCTCAACAGATACAGGGTCAGAATTCACATCTTAATGATTTGGTTGGTCGTAGTGAGCAGGCGCTGTTAAGCAGCGTATCTACACGTGCTGATGTTGAGTTGGAGAGTGCGAAGCAGGCGTATAAGAAAGCCTATGAGGATGGCGATACCGATGCGATGGTATCGGCGCAGGAAGCATTGACACGAGCACAATCGGATAAATCGTACTTACAAAACTATCAACCACAAATGCAGCCCTCTGCCGCACAGCCGCAGCAACAGCCGCAGCAACAACCGGCACCCCAAGCCCCACAAATGGATCAGCGAACTACAGAATGGATTTCTAAAAACCCTTGGTTTAATCAGCCTGGGTATGAGGCAATGTCTGGGTTTGCAATGGGCATGCACCAGAATCTCGTGAGCCGAGGTATTAACTCTACACAAGATGCGTACTTCGATCACATCAATGCGGAATTAACACGAGCATTTCCGCAATTCTTCCAGCAGGATGCTGACACGTCAGGAAATCCTACAAGAAGAAACACCACCGTAGTTGCTCCAGCACAAAGAGAGGGCAAGCAAAGACGCAAAGTAAAGCTCAATAAAAGCCAGGTAGACCTATCAAAAAGGCTTGGTATTACTCCAGAGCAATACGCTAAACAAATGAAGATAGATGAAGCAAAGGAGGCATTATTATGAGCGAGGAAAAGCGTACACCACGTGACCTGGAAGACAGAGCATCCAGTGAACGTATTGAAAGTTGGAAGCCACCGTCTGTACTACCAGATCCGAAACCTATTCCAGGCTATGAGTTTCGCTGGATACGCACGAGTATGACCGGACAAGCGGATAATACGAATGTGTCCATGCGATTCCGAGAGGGATGGGAAGCGGTGAAGGCAGAAGATCACCCTGAGTTGAATATTATGCCAGATCATAATTCTCAATTTCCAGGTTGTGTCGAGATGGGCGGATTACTTTTATGTAAGGCTCCAGAAGAAGTTGCAAAAGCCCGCCAGCGTCATTACGAGGGAATGGCAGCGCAACAAATGGAAAGCGTAGATCAAAGTTATATGCGTGAGAACGATCCAAGGATGCCTTTATTGTCTCCTGATCGAAACACACGAGTAACATTTGGTCGCGGTAATACTTAAATTTGTTTGTGAGGTAACCTAATGGCTACGACAGCAGCCCCCTATGGTGCCCGCCCTGTCAATACGACAAGTGCAAGCGGCTCTTACTCCGGTAAGGTCATGCACATCAAGATTGCCAGTGCATACGGTACCGCTATTTTCTACGGGGATTTCGTGAAGCTAGTGACCGCCGGTACAGTTGAGAAAGACACCGGCACCACTGCATGCACACCCATCGGTATTTTCATGGGGTGTAAATACACCGATCCCACTACCAACCAGATGACGTTCAGTCAATATTGGCCCGCATCAACGGCAGCGTCCGATGCACAAGCCTATGTTGTTGTTGATCCCAATGTCTTGTTTGAGCTACAAGCGGATGACACCATTCCCCAAGCGGGTCTTGGTGCGAACTACGCAATGGTTCAAACGGCTGGATCAACGTCTATTGGCAATAGCAAAAATGCTATGGACGCATCGACGGTAGCGACCACTAATACACTGCCAATTCGTGTCGTTGACTTTGTTGACGGACCAACGAGTTCGGTTGGTGATACGTACACTGATGTCGTTTGTAAAATCAACGTAGGACATCAACTAGTCAACACCACTGGTATTTAAGGAGGAATAAATCATGGCGATTTCACGCGCACAGATGTTGAAAGAACTTCTTCCTGGCTTAAATGCTTTGTTTGGGTTGGAGTACGAAAAATACGAGGACGAGCACAAAGCAATCTACGATACGGAATCTTCGGATCGTTCGTTTGAGGAAGAGGTAAAACTCTCTGGATTTGCAGCAGCTCCAGTGAAAGATGAAGGCGCGGCCATCAGTTATGATGCAGCGCAAGAAGCATTCACGGCTCGTTATAACCACGAAACCATTGCGATGGGATTCGCGATCACCGAAGAGGCTATGGAAGATAACTTGTATGACTCACTGTCAGCTCGTTATACCAAAGCACTCGCTCGTGCGATGGCGTATACCAAGCAGGTCAAGGCGGTTAATCCGCTCAACAACGGTTTCACCAACAGCTACCAAACGGGAGACGGGGTTAACCTGTTCACCGCAAGTGGTGATGGTGTTACTGGTGGTGACGGTCACCCGTTAGTGACAGGCGGCAAGAACGATAATCGTCCTGCAACAGCAGCGGATCTAAATGAAACGTCGCTGGAAGCAGCTGTTATTGCAATTGCTGGTTGGACAGACGAACGCGGATTGCTCATTGCAGCACGTCCACGCAAGTTGATCGTTCCGCCGAATCTGATGTTTGTAGCAACCCGTATACTACAGTCCGAAGGACGTGTATCTACGGCAGATAACGACATCAATGCGATTCGTGCGAACGGTACGATTCCTGAAGGATATTCAGTGAATCATTACCTGACGGATACCAACGCATGGTTCCTGATGACCGACGTTCCAAATGGTCTGAAGATGTTTGAAAGGACCGCTTTGGAAAACAGCATGGACGGAGACTTCGATACAGGTAACGTGCGCTATAAAGCGCGAGAGCGTTACTCGTTTGGCGTATCTGATCCACTGGGGATTTACGGATCACCAGGCGCTAGTTAGCGCAAAGATAGGGGGCAGGAAACTGCCCCTTTGTTTTTTTAAAATTCTGGGAAAAATAGCCCTAGCGACTGACCCAGCAGACGCTTACGAAGACTCTAGGGCAAACCCTTTCGTAAGGAGGTAATCTAGTGGCACAAACAACATTTGCCGGACCCGTTCGATCTTTAGGTGGTTTTATAAGTGCGGGTTCTTCCAGCTTTGTCAGCTTAACAGCAGACACAACACTGACCGTTGCGGATCACGCAGGGAAGGTGTTATTAACCAATGACGCTGATGGTAAATTCACATTGCCATCCATTGTTGCTACCACGCCTACTGACTCAACTGATCCTAGTCAGCTTAATAATATCGGTGCATCGTTTACGTTTGTTGTGGTTACCGCCGCTACAGACATGGACATACTGACCGATGGAACCGATAAGTTCGTTGGTGGCACCTATACAGGAGTAACGGACGCTACCGGTAAGACATTCATTTCTGGTTCCAGTAACGATGTCATCACTATGAATGGCTCAACCAAGGGTGGTCTGGCCGGAAGCATTGTTCGTGTTACCGCGATTGCTTCTGCTAAGTACGCGGTTGAAGGAATCATATTGGGTTCCGGCACACTCGTCACACCATTCGCGGATGCGTAATTTGAATCAACTGAAGGAGTGGTGATATGCAGTCTGATGTTCAGACAACACGGGTTAGCGCCGATGGCTATATCACAGGAACTGCGTCCAAAGCACAACCGGCAAGAGTTAAGGCTGTGTATTACGTGGCTTCCGGTACTGCGGGAACGATTGCGTTAAAAGACGGGGCCAGCGGTTCTACGCTGGTCACTGTCGATACCCCTGCGTCGGCAACGGCAACGGATCAAGTCTGGTTTCCAGAAAACGGCATTCGTTTTTCAGATCGCGTGTATTGTGATGTAACCAATGTGTCTTTTGTTACAGTCGTTTGGGCTGGGTAGAAATAGTTATGGCGAAATATAAGGTGATCCAAAACGGTGAGCGGGTTCCTAGCGGGGAGCCTGTTTACCAGGTAGCGGAAACGATTGACGGTGAAGACGTGGTAGTTATCACTGAGTTGATGACCAAACAGGAAGCAGAGAAAGCTATGAAGGCGCTTGAGCCTGAAAAGAAAGCTCCTGTTAAGAAAGCGCCTGTCAAGAAGGCACCCAAAAAGAAAAAGTAGGTGGTAATGATGCCCGTTGAGGAAGCAGGTAAAACGTTATCCGAAGTGGCAGCAGAACTAAATACGCATGAGCGTGAGTGTTCATTGCGGTATGACGCCATCCTTCAAAGGCTGGATGATGGATCGAATCGATTCGATAGATTGGATCGATGGATCATGGGTCTGTATGCCACGGTCATCGGCATGGCCGCGTTGCGAATACTTGCTCCGTTCGGAGGATCGTAATGTACCGATACCGAGCAACAGTCACGCGAGTTGTCGATGGTGATACGGTTGATTGCAATATCGACCTGGGGTTTTCTGTAGTGCTGAGTAATCAAAGGATTCGACTGCATGGTATAGATACACCGGAAAGTCGAACCAGAGATAAAGAAGAAAAGAAATACGGTTTGTTGAGCAAAGCGTTCCTGCAAAAAGCAATTGACAACGCCGGAGAATCTTTGACAATTCAGACACATAGAGATGGTCGAGGAAAGTTTGGCCGGATTCTAGGGCAACTGATAGACGCAGAAGGCGATTGTATCAATGACATAATGTGTGAGTTGGGTTATGCCGCTCCTTATTTTGGACAATCAAAAGAGGACATAAAGCAGACGCACTTAGACAATAGAAAGAAGGTGGATAAGATTAGCGATGAATAAGCAGCTTGAAAATCACATTATTGATTGTCTGTTTGAGTTGAGCCACCCGCTGAACGGAGCGCCAGTATCTCTTTCATTTGATGCGGTAAAGCTAGAGATTGTCATGCAAACCAACGGTTCAGTGGTTGCTGTGCATGCAATTAACGCAAATCAATTTTTACAAATGTCACCACATGCTGTGTTGCAGTTGGCGCGATCCTTTGCACAAGATGCAGGGGTTGTTGCTGCATGACGTTTAAACAGCATAATGTAAGGTAAAGAGCGTTTAAACATGGCGAAAGACAAGATTAAAGTAGTCATGGGAGAGTTTAAACGGGGTACACTTAAATCAGGATCTGGTGAAAAAGTGACAGATCGCAAGCAGGCGCAGGCTATTGCGCTCAGTGAGCGACGTAAACAAGGAGGCAAAATGCCTAGCTATTATGACAGTAAGTCTTCTAAGCCAAAGAAGGGCAAGGTGAAGAAGTATGGGAGTGGTGGTCGTTTCGGAGAGGAAGCGAAACAAGCGCAAATAAGGGAAGCCAGGAGACAAAAGCCACACCAATACGATCCTGGTTACCGTCCTCGTAAAAGTGCAGCAGAAGCGGAGAATCACGAAGCTAACAGATTGCGTAATCAGAAAGCAAAAAATCCATCGATAACAAATGAAAAAATGATGGAAGGGCTGAAGAAAAAGTACGGGAAAGCCAAATTGAATCTTTTTAAAGAAGGAGGCTCCGTTAACCAGTTGATTGATAAAAAATACGGTCATGGTGGATTAATTCGCCATAACCCTTCTGACATCAATCCATAGGAGAAGCAATGGATATTGTATCGATTCTTAGTATTGTCACGGCGGCGGTTACGTTGTGTTCTGGTATTGCGGCTTTGACGCCAACGCCACGAGATGACCAAGCTATTGCCTGGTTATATAAGATGATTGACCTGGTTGCTCTAAACATTGGCAAGGCCAAAGACAAGAATAGTGTGAGTTCTGAGGACGCTTAATGGCCACAAGTGGCACGTATACATTTAATCTTGATTTAGGCGACATCGTTGAAGAGGCGTTTGAGCGTGCCGGATTAGAAGCGCGTTCTGGATACGACTATCGTACAGCCCGTCGTAGCTTAGATTTAATGTTTCTTGAGTGGCAGAATCGCGGTCTAAACCTCTGGACAATACAAGAAGGATCGCAGGCTATCACAGCGGGTACATCTCGTTATGCGTTAGATAGTGACCGGCTGGATGTCGTGGAGGCATTCATCCGTACAGATTCTGGAAGCACGTCGAATCAATCTGACCAGATGATGACGCGCATATCAATCAGCCAGTACGCCCATTTAAGTAACAAGTTAGAGCAATCAAAGCCTTTGCAGTATTGGATTGAGCGCGATCCAGGGGCTATCGCCGTTAATCTATGGCCTGTACCGGACAGCGCCGAAACCTATACATTGGTCTATTACTTCCTGCAACGCATAGAAGATAGCGGATCACCTGGAACAAATAACGTAGATATACCGGCACGATTCATGCCATGCATGGTAGCGGGTCTGGCGTATCAGGTGAGTTTAAAAAACCCAGACGCCCTACAGAGAGCGCCATTGCTAAAGCAGATTTACGAGGAGCAGTGGCAATTAGCTTCTGAGGCAGACAGAGAGAAGGCTTCCTTGTTTATGGTGCCAGGAGGTTATGATTGACTAGCTATACGCGAGGAAAGTATGCGTTTGGATTTTGTGATCGAACAGGCTTCCGTTACAAACTAAAAGATTTAGTTCCACAAATCAAAGGCGGTCACCCTACGGGATTGCGTGTGGGTAGAGATGTAGTCGATGAGGATCAACCTCAGTTGCAGCTAGGTCGTCTGCATATGGCAGATCCGCAAGCATTACGAAACCCCAGACCAGACACGGCACAGGATGAGAGTCGAAGACTTTCAGCATGGGACCCTATAGGCGGTGGTGTGACTGCATTTGGGAGTCGTACTGTCGGTTTGGATATTCGAGGAGAAGTTGGTTTTATAAAGGTAACGATTAGCTAATGGCTTGGACATATACGACATTAACGCAGGCTATCAAGGACTACACCGAGAATACGGAAACAACGTTCACGAATAATATCGGTGTGTTCGTTCAGCAGGCTGAAGTAACAATACTGCGATCAGTACAGTTGCCTGTATTCAGAAAGAATGTGACAGGAAGCATGACTTCCGCGAATGCGTATTTATCAACACCATCGGACTTTTTGCGGCCTTATTCGCTGGCAATAGTAAACAGCAGTAGTCACGAATACCTAGTTAATAAAGACGTAAACTTTATACGTGAGGTGTATCCCAATCCGGCAACAACCGGAGTACCAAAGTATTACGCACAGTTTGATGACAACACATTTATTGTCGGACCAACGCCAGGATCTAACTACACATCAGAGCTGCACTACTTTTATAAACCAGAATCGATTACTGCTGCCAGCAGCGGAACCAGTTGGCTGGGAACTAATGCAGAAGACGCTTTACTGTATGGCGCATTGGTACAGGCGTATATCTTTATGAAGGGCGAACCGGATGTCATTCAGTCGTATGCACAACAATTTCAAACATCAGTAGAGGCTTTAAAAACAGAAGGCGACGGATATGATCGAATGGATGCTTATCGTGGTGGCCAGCTAAGACTAAAGGTGAGTTGATGGAATATGACTTTTTATTGTTAGGTCTTTCAGCGTATGGATTTCGTTCTTTTGGTTTGATTTGGATTGTTCCTTACGTCGCTATGATGTTGTTGATGTGTAAGCTGTTTTATTTAAGAAATAGGGAAACTAATGCCTGACCTGGGAAACAAGCATGTGGCCTTGTTGGGTCTTGGGCACAGTCAGTTGGATTATCATCTGTCTTTGACGCACAGTGAACAGTACGACGAGGTGTGGGCGATTAATGCCATGTGCGCGGTAGTCCAGCCGGATCGCGTGTTTATGATGGACCCCGCCTCACGGTTCTTTGATAGTGAGGATGCGGGTGGACAGACTGAGGTCATGCGGAGATTGTTACCGCAGCTT